AGAATTCGCTTAAATTTCAAAAAAATTCGAAAAAACTTCTCACCAACGAAAACAAAAAAATTCTGCGTATTCCGCCCCGAGCGGGAAGGGCGGGCATAAAATTCGTTTAAATGGGTGTAAATTTAATTCGTCGCTCATAATAACAAATTTCTCGCTCAAAATTATTTCTCGCTCGAAAATACGATTTCATCGTTCAAAATTTTTAAACGCCTAAAAACACTAAAATTACGTTCAAAATTATTTCTCGCTCAAAAATTTGATTTCTTCGTGCAAAATTTCTCAACGCCTAAAAACGTAAAAATCCCGCTCAATAAAAATCACGCTCATAATAACAAATTTATCACCCAATTAAAAAATACGCTGAAAAACAATAAAAATTCACTCAAAAATAATCAAAATTTTCTCTCCTTATATAGTATATATAAAAAATATTTTCCTTAGACTTTTTCAATAAAATTCATTAGACTTTTTCAATAAATTTATAAAATATTTTTTGAAATTAAAACCGCAACCCGTCCAAAAATCAGGTTTTAATTTATTACGATATTTTTTATTGTAAAAGTCGCTTGAACTGTATTATTATTGTTATTAAACCTTTCTTTCTCTTCAATTCCCACGCCTCTATTACTATTTTTCACAACTCTTTTTAAACCTCTACACAATACTGAGGCTATTTTATCAGTGTGTAATTTCTCAAAAAAATTATACTGATTTTTTATTTCTCCTTTTTTATCTTCTTTAGAATAATCCGCCCCAATCTCTAAATTTTTATTATCAAAACTAAATTTATTAATTTCTTCATCAGTTTTATTTTTTTTATATTTCCCGTCTTCTTGTATTATTATATCTTCTTTACCGTTCAAAAATAAAGAATTACGTTGAACTCCTTTAAACCTTACTTTGCAATAATCAATTTCATTATTATTTATCATAAAGTGCCCGTGAAATTTTTTCTGTAAATAATAATTTACGTTATTGTCTTCTAACTCGTTTTCAAAACTCCCGAAAACCTTTGAGCCTTCCTCAAATTTCTTGTGTGTTTTATATCGTTCGTCAATTTCTTCTACCTCTTCCCAGTGTGGGACAATTTCTTTCTCGGCAGTTTCACGCCACTTTTTAAAACTTTTCTCGCCCATTTGGACGGAATCTGTATCCATATATAAACAACTTTCACGCCCAATTTTGCTAATTATATCGTCATACATACACGAGCGCGAATACGTATAAATTAAACAACCCAAATAAATTGGTTTTTGTTGGTTTATTATTTCGTCTTCTTCAACTTTATAAGATAAATATATTTCATCCCCTATTTCGTTTATTACGTTAATATTATATTTTGTAGTAAGTTTTTTAAATTTTTCTTTATCGTTAATTACTGTTGTTTTTTCTACGTGCAAACCCTCAATAACTTTACCACTAATACAATTCATAAGCAATTTATAAGTTTCACGCATAGCGCTATTATATAAAACACTTTTTGATTTTTTATAATCATCTTGTTTATTTTTTAATTTCATCCAATTTAAGATAAATTTAAATAATTTACACCCTTTTATTTTATCACTAAAAATAAAATTTTCTTCGTGTTCGATAATTTCAACAATAACACCGTATTTTTTCAAGTGTTCTATTTCGTGATTATTTATAAAATATCTTTCTAGAGGTTCGTAATTATCAAAATTATTTTCAATACTATCTCCAGCAGTATTAAAAACTTTTTGCGGATATATTGGCGGTAGATTTTTATTTTTTAGCGTTCTTTGGTCTATATTACACATAAACCAACCTATATTTTTATCAGGGTGTATATAAGTTTTTTGAGGTATAATATCTCCACAAGGATAATAGACAGGCGCAACAGCCATTAAATAAGGATATTGAGAACACCTATCTATACTAAAAACACGTTCAAATACTTTATTATTTGGCTTTCCGAATAAATCTACACGCCCAGCAACTTTATATTTTTGTATGAGTTTATATTTTTCTGTATTTAATTTAGGTAGTTCAACTCCTATTTGTTTTGCGTTTTTATTAAAAGAGGTATAGCCAAGAGAACCAATCGTTATTTTATCGGTAAAATTATATAAACCGCGCCCAAAATCAAAATCATCTTTTAATTCGAATAAAGATTTAAACCACTTACAAAATATTATCGCGAGTGAATATACGTCATTATTATTATAATCTTCTAATTTACTATTTTCTTTTAATTTACAAATAAATTGTTCTTTTGTTAAAGTATCGTAAAAATTTTGTATTTCATCGTGATTATATCCAGATATTTTAAAATATTTTTCAGGCACGCCAAAAGATTTGCAATTTTCACTCAAAGAGCCGGCAATAAATCGGTTCAAATCATATAGAGAGTGTGTATTGTTAATTTTAAAGTTTAATATTTGATTTCCATTAAATAATACGTTAGAAATTATTAAATTGTCGTCATCTTCCTTATAAGATTTTTTAATACCATCATATAGTATAAAATTATCAAAGTTTGCGCCGTTATAACTTACTAATACAATTTTCTTATCACGTTGAAATTCTTTTAAGAATTCTATAAAATTTTTATTGCAATTAAAACCTGTATTATTCACACACCTTTTTTTATCTTCAAAAATTTTCTTTGTGGTAGAATTATTTATATCAAAACCAGTATTATTTTTTATTCCTACTCCGCTAATTATTATTAGTTCCTCGTGCGATATATAAAAATACGATATAGAATAAGGATTTAGACAATTATTTTTATAATAATCAATAACAGTTTCGTAATCAAAAAATACGTAATATAAAACGTTTTCAATATCTTCTTTATTAATTATTTTTCTTTCTTCGTTTATTGTGTCTCCTTGGTATAATTCATAAGCAAAACCGAATTTATTTAATCTATATATTGTGCCTTTTGTATTACAATATAATTCGTTTATTTCAAAACTTTTTATTACGTCAATATGGTTTGAAATAGGGCAGAACAATAAATTATTAGGCGTATTATAGCAATTTGAAACCCGTTTTTGTATTTCAAAATCTGTTTGAGTTATTCTATAAAGTGCTAATTTTCTAATTTTATCCTTTATTTTTGTTTCCTTGAGTTCTGGTGTTCTTCTAGTTATATTAGCAATATTTAACTTACTCAAAATATTTGAATATATATTTATAGGAGTGCCACTATTTGAAATATATTTAGAGAATAAATCAAAATTTTCTGTGTGTTCTTCTGGTATATTTAAATTCAAATATTTAATACAATTTTTTAAACAATTATTTTTCGAATAACCTTGTAAATTATTAACATCAACAACCGGAAATATTAATTTGTCGCTCACTCCTTCCGGTCTTTCAATCTGTTGAACGTAAATTTTCACTGTATTATAAACTAATTGTGCTGTATTTGTATTTATTGGGTCGCTTCCGTATTGGCTACTGTTCCCGCTTTCCATCTGTCCCAAATCATCGTCAAAATATTCAAACCCAAAAACTAAATTATCAGGGTTAAAAGTTCTAAATATCGGTGTTCCTCCTTCTCTCCACGTTAAAGTATAGTAAGATAAAACAAATTTATTATTAAAAAGAATTCTTTTTTGCAGTTGTTGTAAAACTTCGTATAGTTCTTCTCGGCTGTTTATATCTGTAAAATTAACAACACCGATAAAAAACCCTACATCACTACGTTTTACTTTAAAGTCGATTGACTGGAATTTTTGATAAAATATATTGAAATTATCTATTTCTTGATTATACGGAATTATTTTCTCGTTATTATATTTATCAATACTCGCCTTAATACGATATCTGCTCGTATAATTATTTTTTACAAACTTATTTGTAAGCGGATTTTTAAAATACGGGTCGTTAGTAATAGGCATAACAACTAAATTCTTTTTTGCTGGTTGAGTGTTGATAGTTTTATTTAAACTTTGTAATAGTGTAATTTGTTGATTAGCCATAATAAAATTTTTTTAATCTTTATAATAAACTTAGTAAATATTTAATTCTTAAATTTATATAAGATTTAATTTGCTTGAAATTTTACGCGTTTTTTAGATAATATTTTTTATTGTTTTCAACTGATTATATAGTTTTTCTCGCCTAAGTTTAATTTTTACGATAGTTGTCTAAACAGGTTTCTAAAAATAATAATACGCTTATTTAAATTTATTTCTCGCTAACTTTTTTTGAATTTATTTTTTACGATAGTTTTTGTAAATTGAAAAAAACACTCAAAATTAAAAATTACCACTCAATAAAGGTTTATTTTCTTTTTGTGGTATTGGTATAGGATTTAAAATTTTGTTTTCATCAATAGAAAAATCTAATTTTGTCGGTGTTTTGCTTTCTACTGTTATTATTTCAAATCCTTTTGAACCGCAAGAACTTTTTTTAACGTGCGTCAAAATAGCTATTATTAGTGCTGAAATTGCCGAAATAATTGAAATAGTCGAAATAATATCCATAATATAATTATTATATATAGTATATTTTTATTCCCCTTTGTAGTTTTTCAACTAATTTATATTGTTCTTTTGTATTGGTGTAAAAGGTCATAAAATCTCCTTTTACTTTGATATAATCAATTTTAATTTTATCTAATAAATTTTTAGCGAATTGGCGATTTTCAACGCTTTCCGGGTGATAATTAATATCAAATTCTATAGAGTGAATATTGCTAGTAGAATTCATAATTTAAATATATTATATATTATATATTATATAATATTAAGAAAATAATAATTATGAATAAAAATTATATATCGAGATTAAATACAATATTTAAAATTGCTACTAGTAATAATTTTGATATAGAGCAACAAGAATTTAATATAAATTTACTAAATACGCCACAAAGTATTTTTATAAAACTAGAACACGCAAATATAAAAAATAAAAAACAATATATAACAGCTATAATAAGTTATTTAAAATTATTCAATAATACACAAAATTTAATAAGAGATTATAAAACCTTAACAAAAAATTATTTTGTGATATAGTATATAGAAAAAATATTATCCTTAGACTTTTTCAATAAATTTATTAGGTATTTTATTATTTTTTATTAATTCGCAAATATCTAAACAAACTATTTTATTTTGTTTTTTTGTTTCATAATATTTTTTTTGGTATTGTTGGCGCTTTTCTTTATATTTTGGGTCGTCTTTATTTCTTTCGTGGTATTCTGCTATTGCCTTTCTTGTATATTTGGGCGTTTTATACACTTTTTCGTTATCACTAGTAGGATTATTCATAATTTATTTAATTAGTTTAAATTATTTCTAAAATTTATTTCTTAATATTATATAATATTTAAATTCTTCTAGAATAAACAAATTAAATAAATTTTTAAAAAATTAATTATTATGAATAATCCTACTAGTTTAAAATATAATTTTGACGATTCCGCCTCAGTTTGTGAGGTAAAGAAAATATATAATAAAGAATATAACACAGATTTACAAATAACACCAAAATTTAATTTTTTTGATTTAATTGACACTAATAATAAATTTGTAATAGAGGTAAAACACCGTAGTATATATAGTTATACTTATAAAACTTCTATGATTGGAGAAAATAAATTTATCAAGGCAAAAGAATATAATAAACTAGGATATAATATATATTTTGTTATAAAGTTCAAAGACGGTATTTTTGAATACAAATATAATATAGACGATAAACACACAATTAAAGATTTAGCAGGGCACCAAAACGGGAAAAATTACGTATTTATTGATATTGAAAAATTTAAAAAAATTAGTTAAAATTATTTTTTCTTTGCTGGTGCTTTCTTCTTTGCTGGTGCTGGTGCTTTTGCTTTCGGTTTGCGTAGTGCTCTAGGCTTTCCAGTTCTTGGGTTTATATCATACTTATAATTTAAATTGTGTGGTATTCCTACTAGTTGTTTTCCTGATTTGTCGAAACCAGAATAAAAATTTAAAAGTGCATCAACTAAAGCAGATTTTGATTGCTTAACCTTTATATATTGGTCTAAATCGTGTTGCACGACTAAATTTTTAATTGGTCTATAGATAAACTTTCTAGTGTATCCGCTATATATTTACTCATAATTTTTTTATTAGTTTTGTGTAATTATTATAAATAAATATTTTATTTTCTATAAAATTAATATATTTGTATAAATTAAAACAAATTATTATAAACTCTAAAAACTTTTTATTATGGCTATGCTTATGGATTTGGCTAGTGATTTCGGTTTTGGTGGTGTCGAACTAGGAGGAGCCCGAACAAAAGGAAGCAAAAATAAAGTTCCTAGAACTCAGGCACAGTTAGAAGTTTTGCGCCAAAGACTAGCAAACGCACGAGCTGTTAAAGCACAAAATAAAGGACTAGCACCAGTAGCACAAGCAAAAGCGAAACGCGGTCGCCCTAGTAAAAAAGTAGTTCAAATTGCTCAAGCAGTTCAACACCTACCAGCACCGCTAGCCGTTGCAGTTGTTGAGAAAGAATTAAAAAAGAAGGCTAAAGCAGTCAAAAAACACAAGGATGACGCAATTTTACTTGTAAATTTACGTTCTCGTATTGCTAACCTTGCAGACCGTAAAACGGGATTAAATTATAAAACACCAGCGAAATTTCGTCGCGAAGTTGCACACGGTTTAACTTCTCTAGGTTATGGCGGCGTTAGTATGGGCGGGGAAGGATATTATAGCGAAGGAGACGAAGATATGATGGCTGGAGGTGCTATGATGAGACACCACAGAAAACCACACCACACTCGAGGAGGTTTTGACTGGGGAAAACTTGCTGAAACTGCTTTACCTCTTGCCCTTTCTTTTCTCTAAATTGTCAATCAAATAATTTATATATTTTTAATTATTCAAGTAATATTTTTCAAAATTTTTTAATATTTATATATTATAATACTAGTAAATTATGACTTTAATTTTAGGACACGTTGAAGGGGCAGAACCTATAGCGGATATATTCAAACGAAACACTCTAGCAGGTCAAGTTTGTGTTTTACCTGATGAGGATTTAGAAGAAGGAGAAAAAGCACTAACAAAAATTCGCTTAAACGTTGAAGATGAATCGTTTTTCCCTCATATTAACGATTTTTTCGCCACTAATCAAACACAACGTATATATATATCAGGAAGCACAGGCACCGGAAAAACAACTTTTCTCGCTCAATATATAATTAATTTTCATAAAAAATATCCAAAAGCAAAAATATTGTTTTTTAGTTCGAAAACTCAAGACACTATAATTGATAAATTAAAATTCGTTGAAAGAGTTAAAATTAACGAGGATATTTTGGTAAATCCTTTTACCTTAGAAGAAATAACAAAAAATAAGAAACCTGTTTTAACTTGTTTTGACGATATACAAGACTTTTCAAGTAAAAAAATAAATAAAGAAGTTGAGCGACTTTTGAACGAAATTCTACGGAATGGACGTTCTTTTGGTGTATATTGTATTTATACACACCATCAGCCGAACGACTATAAGGAAACTAGAAATTTAATTTTTGAGGCTTCCCACTGTGTAATATATCCAAAAAGAAGCGCAAAAGGAACTTATGATTATTTTTTAGAAAAGAAGTTAAATATTAATAAAAAGAATCGAGATTTAATAAACAATTTGAAATCTAATTTTGTTTGTATAAAAAAAGATATTCCGCAGGCAGTAATTGCGGATAAATATATATTATTACTATAAAGAATTTATTTATTTATTATGAATCAAAATAATTTATTATATTATCCGTTAAACGGTCAGGAAATTTTGGCTATAAATCCCGGTGCGAAATTGATAACTTACGATAGATTAAATAACGTTTTTGATATAGAAGACTTATTTAAAAATACAGACAAATTAATTATATTATATTTATTACGTAGCCGAAACGAGGGGCACTGGGTGTGCTTATTCAAAAACGAGCAAGGATTTAATTTTTTCGATAGTTATGGAAAATTGCCAGATTTTCAAGTTGATTGTTTAACACCTTTAGAACGAGCGGACTTTAACGAAAAGAAAGGAAGATTAAAACACTTATTAAGAAATTATGACGTTTATTATAACGATTATAAATTTCAGCAAAAGGGCACTATGGTTTGCGGTTGTTTTGTTTCTCACAGATTAAATAATTATTTGATGACTGACGAAGAATACACAGAAGAACTAAAAAAAATTTACGACCCTGAAAAATTCGTTGCCGAATATTGTTTAAGAAAATTAAAAAAAGTCGGGAAAGCCTAAGGAATTTTATTGAAAAAGTCTAAGGAAAATATTTTTTATATATACTCTATTGCAAAAAAGTTTTTTGTTAAGGTTTTACCGTATATAGAAAATATTATATAAAATTTATAATTTTTAAAATTTTTCAAGATAAATATATTTATAAATATTAAACTAAGTAAATAATAAATATGACTGATACTCTATATTATAATATTTCAATTGATGCAACAAGCCCGCAAACTAGCGGGATAACAAAAGGGGCTGGGGCTCTTCCTGTAAATCCTAATATAGTCGCAAACAATTCTCAGCCAATCGTTGCAAATCCTCAGGAGTGGTATGGCTCTATAATTCGTTTTTCAATACCGTGTTTTACTGTTCCGTTAATCCAATTTTTAGTGCAAACACCTATAATAACACAAGCCGACACACTAAACGGAATATATAGTTTCACTCTATCTTATAACGGAATATATAGCGACCAAATATATTATCAGTTTATACCGCAAATAGAAGACGCGCCACCGCCTCAATATCCGTCAACAACACAAGACTTCTCAACGTATTATTATTTTCTTTATTCTTATGGAGTTTGGATAGATTTTCAAAATACGTGCCTATTAACAGCTTTTAATAATTTAAAAAGTAAAGTAGGGGGCGCGCTAGATACTGCAAACCCGCCGTATTTTTATTATGACTCAGCAACACAGCTAATAAGTTTATACGCCGATAAGGCTTATTTTGATAATTCTTTACCGACGCCAGTATATATTTATTTTAATACAGTTTGCCAACAATACTTCAACGGATTTATTTATAACGAAAAAGCGGTTGGAAGCGCAAACGGTGCCGATTGTTATTTTATCGTTCAAAACTATCAAGGAAATAATTTAAAAACTATAAACTCTGTCGAATATATCGTTATGACACAAGAATTTATTTCTTTGGCGTATCTTTCACCACTTAAAAATATACTTATTACAACTAATATGAACGTTAATAGCGAAATATTCTATTTAAATTCCGGCACAACAAATCAAAATAACAATTTTCTTAACGTATTAACTGATTTTATACCCGACCTTTCAGGCGGAAACGAAGCAGGAATTGGTAGTAAAATTTTTATTTATAACGCTCCAAGCCTATATCGTGTTTTCGAATTTAAATCAAATACACCTCTTTATTCTGTTTCACTCGGTATAAGTTGGGTCGACCAGTTGGGGAACGTCTATCCCCTCTACTTAAACAAGGGAACTATAGCAACAATAAAAATGATGTTTGTGAAAAAAACAGTTTTTAATAAATTTCTTTTATAAATAATTTTTTAATTTCCTAAATTTTTATAAATTTTAAATATTTGTATAAATTAAAAACAATTATAATAAATTTTTAAACTTTCCAAGGATGATGCAACACGTCTCAAAAATTGTAGATACCCGTTTAGGGGCTCACAGTAATCAAACTGTAAATTACGTAGCCGAACAGGGGGCTATGAACGTTGTTTATTTAAAAGTTCAATCAACTTCTAGTTCTACTACTTCGACAAATTGGAATTTGAATAATATTGCTCAATATACTTGCAGAGATTCCCGTTTAAACGTTTCAGGAGTAATTAATTTAAGTATGACTTTAACAAACTCAACAGGGGCGGGAATTAAAGCAATTCAGGCGGATAATTTTGGCTTGAAGTGCTATGCTTATAATCGCTGTGTAAATTCAATCACCCATCAAATAAATCAAGCCACGGAAAACTACAATAATAATCAAATTATTGATGCGATTAGCCGTATTAGTAGCGATAGCGAAAACGTTAATTTTTATGATAATAACCAACCAGACTTAACAGACACTTATTCCGCAGCGACTGGAACCAATATAAACCCTCTTGCCTCTTATTCCTCAACAATTCAAGGGGACGGAGTTTTTAAACCAAGAACACTAAATTATACTATTGTCTCAGGAACCACAATACCCGCTAACACTACCGCAACTATAGTCGTTCAAATTCAACTATACGAACCTATCGTCAGCCCTTTTAGTAATATCGGTAAAAAGAATAATGAGGGTTTGTACGCTATCAACGGCGAAACAATAAATTTAACTTACGTAAGCGATATTTTTAATAATATGTTTAGTTATTATGCCCCTACCGGTCTTACTCTAAACTCAAATACAGTAAATTTCGGTTCTACTTTGACTCTAAATTGTATTTATTTAACTCCTTACGCTGAAATGATACCACAAATACCCAAACAGTCCGTATATCACTATAATTATTTTCAAACTTTCACAAATAATATTGGCGCTTTTCCCTCTGCTGGGAATGCTGGTTCAGTTCAAACCGTTTCTAGTCAAACTATTTCAATTACTAATGTGCCAAGCAAAATTTTAATTTATGCTCGTTTGGCTGATGGTTCCCGCTCTGCTAGTATTCCTGATAAATATCTTTCTATTACTGGCGCTCAAGTTTCTTTTGATAACGGACAAAACGTTCTTCAAGGTGCTAGCGCCGACCAATTATATGATATTTCCGTTCGAAATCGTCTCGTTATGCCTCGTGCTTGCTGGAAACAACAAAGTTTAAATACTTCAATTTCCCCCCCTTCTCTCTTCGGTTGTGGCTCAATTCTTGTTTTAGACCCTGCGTTAGATTGTGGTCTTCGCCCTGATATTACGACTGGTTCCCCAGGACGTTATATATTTCAAGTGCAAAATTTACAAGTTCAAAATAATACTGGTGTTGATTTTGATAACGTAGTTCTTTATGTTGTTTGCATAAACGACGCTGTTTTAGAGAGAAACGGTAGCGAATATCGTTCCTATTTGTTAAGTATGAACGATGAACTTTTTAAGGAGTCTAAAAATCTTCCCGCAATTTCTCAAGAACTTTATAATAGCCAGAAAAGCGATAATTTATTTTTAAGTGGTGGCGGTAAATTTGGAGATTTTTTCAAAAAGGCTTTAAACGTTGCTAAAAGTGGTATAACTAAGGGGCTTAATTATGCTATGTCTCACCCAGAACAAGTAAAACAAGGTGTTGAAATTGGCAGAAAATATCTAGGTGTTGGCGGTGCTCATCCTCTACCTGTAAACCCTCGCCGAAATATGGATTTATTTTTTGAATAGATAATTATTTTATTTCGTTTTTTCTCTTTTAAAAAATTTTTTTAAGTTTATTGAAAAAGGTTAAGGAATTTTATTGAAAAAGTCTAAGGAAAATATTTTTTCTATATACTCTATCGCAAAAAATTTTTTATAAGGTAAAATATTATATAATATTGAAAATTTATTAAAACTAATAAAATAAAATATTTAGTAATAGTAATAGTAATAATAATAATAATTTTTGAATATGTCTATTAACACTATTATTGATAATAGTAAGGTTTTAGAAGAATTAACCGTTGCAATTGTTGCAGGTTTTACGGGCGGAAGCACTGGACCGACTGGCCCCGCTGGTTCTACTGGTTCGACTGGTGATATTGGCCCCACTGGTTCGACTGGTGATATTGGCCCCACTGGTTCGACTGGTGATATTGGTCCCACTGGTTCGACCGGTGATATTGGCCCCACTGGTTCGACTGGTGATATTGGCCCCACTGGTTCGACTGGTGATATTGGCTCTACTGGTTCGACCGGTGATATTGGCCCCACTGGCCCCGCTGGTAGTTCTGCTGTAGGTGCCTTTACTTATAATAGTTGGGGTGTTTCTAATTATACTCCTGAAACTGCCGAAACGGTATATTTGTTCGGTGCTACAATAAATAATTTAACAATCGGCTCCGGAACTTACATAAGTTTAAATTGCACTTTTAGGATAAATGCCGATATTGGTCTTCCTGCGACTGTTGAAATTCAATTCCTTCAAGGTACTACCGCTGTATGGACTATAAACACTCAAATAGCCGATTTAAATCCTGTATCGAGAAGTTTTTATTTCGGCTGGGTTCCTACCGCGACTAGCGAAGGAATATATATCACTGCTAAATTAGCGGGAGGGAGCCTATCAACTGCGGATTCAGATTATTTCACCTATAATATACAAAATATAATTCCGGCTTAATTAATATATTTGATAATAATAATAATAATAATAATTTTTGAATATATAATATGGAAACAACTAGTTGTTGTAAAGTTTGCGAAAAACGAATAAAAGATAACAAAATTTTAATAGAAAATTTAGAAAAAGAAATTAAGGAAAAAACAAAGTTTTTAAATTTTTTAAAAAAAGATAAAATAATATCTAATATTTGGGTTGAATATACCTAATTACAATATTAAATCGTTTTTCAGTATCTTTAATTGATTGTTCTAAAGTCTTTTTATTCCAAAGAATCCAACGAGCCCAAAAACCCGCCGAAAATCTACCCGAATACGCCCAATTCTCTTTCTTATAGTGGCGTAAAATATACCTATCTCTTCGTAAAACGTCTTTGTGGTGCAAAAAATCGCTATAACCAGCGGAACCGAACGAGATTGATTTAAATTTATCCGTTTCAAGATTTTTATATATTATTGTGTATTTTTTATTTTGTTTTTCACTTTTTACTAAATAAAATATTTCCATAATATAATATAATATAATACCTAACTATTACAAATATTTTTATTATGCCTTATAATATTGTTAGATATCCCGAGGGGTATTTTGTAGTATCTAGCGAAACAGGAAAAGCACACAGCAAAAAACCGATATCACTAAATAAAGCAAAAGCACAATTAAGAATATTAAATAGAAAATTGTTAGGTGGTATAATTGGCGAAATCCCCGATAGTAAATTATTAGCCTATAAATCACAAAAAGCGATAACACAAAGAGCGAAAGAAGTTTTAAATATACTCGCTTTTAAAAATATACCTGAATATTTGGAAAGTGTAATAACCGTTCAAGGTTCTTTTAATTTTCCTATATATCCGTATTATAGCGATATAGACTCAATAAATAGAGTTAATATTAAAGATAATTATAAAAATTCTGTTATTATTTTTTACAATCATATTGTAAAAGTTGCTAAATACTTGAAAACAAATAATAGAGGTTTTCTATTTAGTGATTTAAAAGCTGGTTTATATAAAGATACCGGAAAGGGTATTCACTGGACTAATGACGATATTTTACGCGGTGAAAAAGAGGGATATAAATTAATTAATTGTATTCAGGATGATGGATATTGCAAAATTGACGTTATAGTCCCCTATTATGGGCGATATATTGAGGTTTCCCTAATATGGAGCGTAAATAGTTTAGACGGAATAGTGGGGCAAATTCCGCTCACTTTAGAAGATTTTAAAATACAAATTAGAAAAAGTTATTATGAATTAATTGACGAAGGAAACTATTATAAAGCAATAAAACGGTTATATTCACTTTCAAGACTTAATAAAGATATTCCCACAATTAGAAAAATTGAACCACTTTTAGTTTCCAATTTAGGGAAATTAAGCACAATTAAAAGCGATTTAGCAACTATAAAATTAATTATTGAAAACGGATATTATCCAACTTTAAACTATATTAATATAGAATTTAATAAAATTAAAGAGGGTGTGAGCACTATTTTAGACGTTCCTATAAATTATAAGGCTATATATATTACAATTGATAACCTTTATGAATTATTAAGAAATCATAAAATACCTGAAGTTATTGAAGAAATTGACCGCCTTATTGATTTAATAGGGAAACAACTAAGTAAAGAAACAAAAAGATATTTAATAAAACACAATCTAAATTTTAAACCTTAATATATTATAATATGGAAAACGAATTTATAAATTATTTAGATAGTATTATAAAACAACTTGAAATACTTAAAATAAACGCAAAAAAGGAAATTGAAAGTGAATATTTTAATCTATATTGTATTAGTGATAATATGCAAATTTATACACTTGGAGGAAGAAAAAGAAAAAGAGATAATTTATCTAAGTTTTAATTTCAAAAAATATTTTATAAATTTATTGAAAAAGTCTAATGAATTTTATTGAAAAAGTCTAAGGAAAATATTTTTTATATATACTATATAAGGA